TTTCATTTCTCGTTCAGATAAGATTGCAAGTTCTTCTACAGACTTACCTGCTAGATCAAGTGCTCTTGATGCTTGACTTCCATCTTTTGCAACATTTTGGAACAATGTAGATAGACGAGCAAACTGAAACTTACCAAACATTTGTTCAATAGCACGGGCACGATTAAGTGGATCAAGAGCATCTAGTGCTCTAGAAAATCCAACAATTGTTCCTTTTAGATCTCCAGCATTTGCCTCAACAAGACCCTTTATGTTGATTCCCATTTCTGCAAGCATTTGAGAAGTTTTTTTAGTTGGATTAATAATAGATGCAAGACCAGACTTAAGTGCGTTAGCACCTTCTGATGCATTAATACCGCCTTCTTTCATAGCGGTAAGGAAGAATGCAAGATCTTCTACGTTTCCACCTAGTTGCTTAACTACTGGAGCAGCCTTTGGAATTGCAATTGTTAAATCTTCAATAGAAAGAACTGTTTGGTTTTCTACTGCGTTTAAAAAGTTAATCTTTTGTGCTAATTCATCTGCAGATAGACCAAAAGCATTTTGCAAAGATATAGTTGTCTCTAGTGCTTGCTGTTGTTCAATTTGACCTAAGACTGCTAGTTTTGTTGCAGATCTTATTTGTTTATCTAAGTCTGCCCCTTGAAAACCTGCAGCAGCAGCATTTGCTGCCATCTCCATAGTATCTGTTACTGCAACACCAAACTTCATATACTCATTTGCAATTGTTCTAACATTTTGCACAGCAGCAGCAGTTTCTGCATCACTAGTAAAAGCATCTCCGTAAACACGTTTAAATTTAATTGTTGATTTTTCTAGTTCACGAAATGCTTTAGATGCATATCCAGCCAGCATACCCAAAGGTATAGTAAGACCAACCATTAACTGACGACCAGCCCACTGCATATTTTTACCAAAGTTTAGTAGGTTTGTTGATCCTTGTTTTAGTAACTGATTTAAAAACTGTTGTCTTTGTGCTGCATACTGAATTCTAGTTCCAAGTTCTGTAAACTGACCGTTGGCCATCATTAGGGTTCTTGGCATGACACGCATTGCATCTACAAATCCACCCTGTGCTTTGGCCATCTGGATATATTGTGCTTGTAATGCTTTTACTCTATCTCTACGAGCACGATTAATAATCTCTCGCTCTTGAGCAAACATTTTAGAAAATGTCTTTGTGTTTGCAGTAGCAGCAGCAGCAGAGTACCTAAAGTACTCTTTCATGCTTAATTTATTTTTTTCTAAAGCAGTTGTAAATGCTAATGTACTTGTTGCTACTGCTTTTTGACTTACCGCAAATTTTCCACCTGCAGCAATGCTTTGTGCTAGGGTAGCATTTAGCCCCTTCTGGGCTTGCGCTGCAGCAAGATTACCTTCAGCAAGAGTTTGGTGAAACTTACTTAGTCCTGCTTGAAGTCGTCTTAGTTGAGCAAGCGCACTACCAGTGTCAAAATCTATGCCAATACGAGCATTAACATCTGACACTTTTCATAGCACCTCTTTATCTTTTATTTTCTACCAACAGTACTTAGAATATCGTTTGTATCAACGCCTTGTAGGTTTACACCAGACGCTACGTCGATTAGTTTATATACTGTAGGGAGATCGATGTTGTCTTCCAATGCTTCACGATCATCAGCAATTTCTGGCTTATATTGCTTAAGCGCAATTTGAATACAGTCTAATAAAACATCCATTGACTTATCATTATCTTCCGCTACTTTTGTTAAATCTGCAAACCTTGTCATAAAAGGTCTCAATAGAGAGATTTTGAGCGGTACTGCTTTTAATACTGTTCCGTCGATTAATTTAATATCTGATGGCTGAGTTTTGTCTGCCATTATTCCTCCTTAAAGTAAGTGAAATAATTATACCATACTAGGCTTTTATTTTTGGGTAAGATCCTCATATTCTAATCCCATACCAATACCGAACCCTGCTCTCTGGGCGTTGACTCCCTGTAAGGCGGTTATATCATTTGGATTTCCAGTTTTACCTTTACTAAATACTCTTGCCTTCATTTCTTCCCAAGCATTACTTTTATCTTTGCCTACCTGCTTATCTAAATCTACTCCCTGCATAGCAGCAAGAAACTTTTTGCTCTCATAGTCAAGTTCTCTTTTTATGCTTAGTGTAGTTAATATTTCTGGCATTGACAAAGATGATTCTAATTCATCATAATCTTTCCATATACCCAATAAAAATAATTCTGACTCTAACTTAGCCAAATCTAGATTTTCCCAATTGGATCCACTCTCTGTAGCCTGTTGCTTAACAGACTCTTCTACTTTTTCATTTATCTTAATTCCCGCAGCAATCCAGAGTAATTTATAAATGCTTGGTAAATTTATTGCATCTTCCATTTCTTCTATAGTTTTTATACATGGATAATATTGTTGCATAGTTATAAAAGCACAATATGATAATGCACTTATTGCTTCTGGATCATCTTTTGCTTTTTTAACATTCTCAAAAGCAGTCATAAATTGTCTTAGATACTTTATTTTTAATGGTGTTAAAAATACGCTAGTGCCATTAATTAAAATAATATTATCTGTTTCGTATACTTGTGTTGCCATTACTTTATTATATCAAACAGAAAGGCCCAGCCTTTTCAAATATGACTGAGCCTTCTGATTCTATTAAGTTGTATTATGCTGGGATAGTACGATCTACGATCTTACCGTATGATCCACCATCGTTTGGAAGAAGACGGAATGAAACTTCAAACATTGTAGCCTCATCACGCTTTGCTGATACTGTTACATTCTCAATTGAGAGTGCACGATATGCAACATATACTCTTTCAATCTGGTCAGATGCTGCACAATCGCCAGTTCCTGGACCAACTGCTACCAAACCACGTTCGACTGGGCATTCGCCGATGTCGCCTGCAGAAAGATTTAATGTTGGATTTCCAGATACTGTTGAAAGATTAGAATCCTTGCTTGCAAGTGCAAACAAAAGGTTTTCCAATGTTGATTCAGCAAATGTAGTATTTAGGTTAACCTGCATACCTTGCTTGAACAACTTCGCAACGTCAAGAACCTGATCAACAGATACTTCTCCAAAGTCTGGCTGGAACTGAAGTTCCAAACCATTCATTGTATAACCTACGTTACGGAAATCTGCATTGTTAGAAAGAGTTTCCTTGAATGAGACATTGTCTGCGTAGGTTGGTAAATTACCATCAGCGAGAACGCCATCTTCGTATGTGAAGAGCGCTGCAGCACCAACGATAATGTTGTTACTTGTACCACGGGTATAAGCCATTTATTTCACCTCTTTATTTTTGTAGAAATTAAAAGGCGTGTTTCCTCATTGATAAGTATACAGCCTTTTTATGAATTTCCTAGTATCCCAAGTCTTTTAATAGACCCGTCTTCGTTGCGCTTAGTAGTAGATTGATGATAGTCATAATCAATAATTATCTTATTACCCGCATAAGTTCGGGCTGTTCCAAAGTCTACGATATCCCTTGACTCTTCTAACTGATATATCTTAAAGTCATGGAAATAGAACTCACAACTCATGCCGTCAAGTGTTTTTCCTTGTACCCATGAATTTAATTCTTGTGCACTTTCATCTCCACGATCTAATAGCCTCATGACTGCTTCCTGTATCTTAATCATCTGTATTGTGGGTTCTGATCCACTAGCATAAAAATAATATAAAACCTGCTCACACTTAATATGTGGAAATGGGCCACGTCGCATCTTAAACATGCGGTCATAAACAGCCATTGTCCCACCCTCTGGAAATTGTTTCTGAAGTGTTTCTATTGTTGAAGGACCTGTTGGAAAAAATGGCACATCTTCCAAACCTGCTAACTCTTGTATTTTAGTTCTTAGATAATAATTAATCCATAGCACTGGTGTATTTAATACTGATGTTGATTGTGTCATCTCATTGCCCCCGCTTTAGCAACCCATTGAAATCCAGTTTTAATTCCTGCATATCTTCCACTGCGTTTGCCATATCCTAAATTCTTTTTATAAACCATAGGATTGCTAAAATATTTTCCTAAACCACTTGTTATTAAAAATGATTGTTTAAAATATAAACCAAAAAATTCATTAATTGCTTTTGTAAATTGACCCTGAGTATTTCCTCCTGGCCTATCAACTGTAACTGGGTTTGATGTAAAAACTTCTTCTCCATTAACTTCAAATGCTAAAACTTTTGACTTCTTAGGTTTAATTATAACTGAAGCACCTTGTTCCATTATCTCTGCTTTATTATAAAATGGAACATTAGATCCATTTTTTATTGTTGTTGATTGTTTAAAATTAGATGTAAATGTTATTCCTATTTTACTAACAGAAAAGTCAATGTCAAATAATCTTGCTTTTGGACTTCCAGTTTGATACCATTCATATATATGATGTAATGTTTCTGGACTAAGCCTAGCATTTGCATCTATATACTGAGATGCCAACTCTGCAATTTCAGGCGCAAGCGCTGTATACATTGCTGTCTTTCCTTGCTGTGTTCCGTCTAAAAATCCAAAAGAATATTTCATTATATTGTCCATGTCTCTTTTAAACTTTTGTGATTTTACTATTACCCTCATACATCTACCGCCTGATTTTCAGATCTACGAATAATAAGTTTATAGTATTCTATATTTCCAAATGGTCCAGTAAATGGTTCTTGTGTTGCTATTTCAAATATTGTTGATTTGCCTGAGCGTGGTCCAGAAGTCTCTGTATATATTTCATTATAATTTTTATCTTTAATATTTGTAATAATAACATTTGTGATAGCATTTCTAGCATCAAGACTTGATATTCGAATGTCTGTTTTACATCTTCCAAGTAATACTTTTTCTTGTGTGATATTAACATTTGGAGTTACTTCTTCTTTAAATGCTGTTCCTGCTGGAGCAAAAGAACATGCTATTGTCCTATCTAATATCCAAGTCTTTTTAACTTCTCCGTATACACCCTGTTCAACTATTGGGTGATAAACATCTGCTTGCATTGGAAATGCGAAGTCTGGAGTTTCGCATATTACCATTATAAAACTCCTGGTTTAGTTATGACCTTAACATATTTGTCTAAAATTCTATCAACCATCATATTGCCTGTACCAGATGTCATACCTTTATCAAACTGAATTCTAAACTGATCTGTATTATATGCATTAATATATCGTTTGTAGTAATCTAATTTACCACAATCTATATCTTCAATAAGCATTCTTGTTGCTGCCTCAACATCTGGTGGAATAGCACGATAACCAACATCCATTACAATTGTATAATCAAAACCTTTTGGAAAATCACCAACTTGATATCCAGCAAAACCCAAATCGCCGTGTGCGGTTATTGTTTTTGGTGGATTATATTCTAGTCTATTTCTTTCATCTGATGCTGTTGACTTTTCTTCTCTATATATTGCTGAATTATCAAGCAAAATTCCATATTCATATGGGTAGATATCTGGATTATCTACATCATATACTAAAATATTATTTTCATAAACTTTTAAAATTTTATTTGAATCATGCCATAAATGCAAGTAATCTGTTCCTTGTCCAACAACATTTAAAACAAGTTTATGGTTATAGAATCCATCACCAACATATGTATCAATTATTGATCTTGCAATTAATTCATATTGTTTATATTTAAGAATTTCAGACGCAGTAGTTCCATAATCTGTTGGATTCACATAAGGTCTTATAACTGTAAGATTTTCTTCATATAAAATATGTTCATGTTCTGTATCATAAAATCTAATCAAAAAGTCCCTATCAAATTGAACCTTTGATAATGGCAACTCATATATTAATTTATTACTAGAATCTGAAAAAATATTTAATTCTTCAACTGAGTGATCCACCAAATCCTCAATATAAACAATATACTCATAGTTTGCTATGGGCAATGTCCATGTAGTTATTAGAGGATAGGGTGGAACTCTCAGTACTTCCATTTAGCGACCAAACTCCTTTGCTACCTCTTCTGGTGTAGCAAGACGAATATGGCTTCTCTTAAGCCATGCTTCTGCTTGATCTGGTGTTACGATATTGTAACCACGATATACCTTGCCAACTCCTGGCAAACTTACATTCTTAGTAGAATGTATAGCCACTGTCTTCTTTTGAGGAGCAGCAGGCTTCTCTGGTGTGCGTTCAACCTGTGTTGCACCAATAACACCATTTGCGACAGAACCCATGCCTTGAACGGTATTAGATCCTTGTGCAAGATTGTTTGTTGTAATTACTCCAGCATCTTTGTTTTCTTCTGCTGCAGCAATTTTATATTTTTCCCATGCGGAAATTTCTGATGCTGGTTTTTCAACTGGTGCTGGTTCTGTTACAGGCATAGGAGCCTCAGTTACTGGTTCAGCGACAATTGATTGTTCTTCAGCAGTTTGTGCTGGAGTTGTTTCATTATTTAAATTATTTTCTTCCATTATTTAACCTCCTATATGACCTATTATAACAGAATAATAAAAATTAAGAGGGGGAGGAGATCGTTCCCCTACCCCCTCTCAAAGGTTACTGATTACAGATTACTCTGCAGCAGCGTCTGCCCAAACGATTGCATCTTCTTCTTCCCATTGAATACCAAAGCGAACGAATACTGTGTATTCAATTGTGTCCTTCTTTGCCTTGTATTCACGGTTTACAACGATGTCTCGTTGGAAGCCCCATACACGGTTCTGTGGGAATGTCAAATCGACATATCCTTCTGGATAGTAAGGAACTTCTTGAACATCAATTCCGAGAACACGAGTTGTACGTGCTCCACCGAATGTCTGTCCATTACCTTCAAGATATGCTTGACGGTTTTGTGCAGTACCAGCAACACGGTTGCCCATTGCTTCTGAAATTGCATCAGCAAGGGTACCATT